GGGGCGTTTCAAAATGAATCAATTTAATTCTTCAATTCTTCTGGCGTCCTCTCGTATTTTTTCGCTTGAAAGTATCCCTTTGTATAGAAATACAGTTAAACCATCTTCTTTATCAATATTGTGTAATGGTCTACTTCCATCCCTATATTCAAAAATAGCTATTGGAAATTTATCTACATCAATAATAAAAAAGCGCTTGTTTTTAACTATTACTCTGTTATCGCCGAATTCAAGCTTAAGTAGTCTTAGAAAAACACTCTCATTGCTTGAGAGCAAATTTAGCTCTCTTATTCGTTCCGCATCAGATGCATACATCACTTTTAAGAATTGTCTTTCGTTGTACGTGTATGTCCTTTTTATTGGTTTTCTAATTTCTGTATCAGTAGTCTTTTTGACTGAACTACGCCCTATTAAAAAACCAATAAATCCCCCTAACAACAATAAAAATAATCCGCCCATTTTTAAAAACTCTATTTATTTAGGAGCATTCTAATGTCAGAAGCTCAATTAACATTTAAAACCAAAGCAGAATTTATTCAAGCTGCTTTTGATCAAGTTGCTAAGATCGTATCAGATCATGCCGAGCCTTGCCTAGAAGCATTAACTCCAGCAATTGCTGCTGAAAAATGTCTTATGCATTTAGCGCTTGTTGCACATGACTGGTCATACGATGCATCAGTTATAGATGCCTATGCAGAAATCTATAAAAACGCAAATTCAGAATTAATAGAAGCGTTTGGAGGGTGTGAACAATGAATTTTGATATTATTTTTTTCACCGGTTCTGCTCTTATTGCTTCATTTGTTATTGCGATGTTTCTTTGGTGGAGCAATGGCAAATGAACAATTTAATCTCTCTAATCCAACAATTTGATCAATCATCACTTCCATTAGTTGAAGTTTTTGATCGACAAAAAACTATTTTTGATGAAATTCACTGTGCCACCACATTTGGTGATGTTTCGCTTGCAGATGGTCAAGCTTTAAAAAACATGCTTGATGGCATTGTTAAAAACAAGCTTGCTGCTTATGACAAAGAACCAGAGAAAAAATCAAAACCTGCTGAAACGTCTATTCAAGAAATATTTGTACAAAAAATATCCAAAACTGCGCAAAACACGGCAGAAAGCACCCCTTTTTATAATATAGGGGTAGCGGATACGCAACAGACATCTGAGTCATGGGCTTTTCCAAGACACCTGGACAATTATCAACTTATTTCAACTCCTCAAGGCGTTGTACCCGTCCTTCGATGCTCTCCAATTGAAAACAATATTGTCGGCTTGGATTGGGTGACATTTAGTTTTTGTCAAAGCACATTTGGCGATAAATACGTTCAAATACAACCAGAGCAAGTTGAATTGTCTATCGGTGATGCGATTGAAACATGGCTAGATCAGATTCTTTTTGAAATCTTCGGCTTTGGCATTGCACAAAAACGCGATAAAGGCATGCACTGGAATAAGTACGGCTATGACTTACAAGACAATTTAGGCGTTGTTTTGTATGGTCATAATAATAAACGTATTACGGTGCAAATTAACGGAACTGGATGCGCTTTAGCTCGTAAAGGCTGGAACAAACAGCTCTATAAATTTCTAAAAGTACAAGCCAAAACACCAAAGCTGAATCGTGTCGACATTGCTTTCGATGATTTTGAAAGCGAATGGGTCTCTGTTGATCTCGCCAATGAATGGGATACACAAGATTTATTCTGGTGTGGTGGACGCAATTCAGAAGTCAATCATTTAGGTGACTGGAAGCGTATCAACGGCAAGGGTCGTACTTTAACCATTGGCAACCGTTCAAGTTCTAAATTCCTGCGCTTCTATGAACGTGGCAAAAAAGAAGGCGATTCACTTAGCTTGTGGACGCGTGCTGAATTAGAGCTTAAGTCTACTGACCGCTATTTACCTTTGGATGTACTTCTATCACCCAGTACCTATTTTAAAGGCTCATACCCTGCCCTAGAAGCACTATGCGACAAGCTAAACGATTTTGTAGCACCTGAAAAATGCGAACTCGTTAAGAAGCAAGCAACGATTAACGTCGATAAAGCGCTCGAAATTGTTAAACATCAGTTCGGCAAATACATCCGCCAGTTCCGCAAATTTATCAATGATGAAGACCTGCTCAACATCATTTCATCTGATAAAGACGTTGTACCAAAGCGTCTTAATTTCTCACATGCTGCTGTCATGGCTGCATTACGTCTCGATCAACCAATTCAAGCAAACCACAACGATGAAGACTATTCCTTGTTCGTTGGTGTACCGCTTGTGAACCAAAATCAATATAAGGAATTTATCCATGCTATTTAAAACAGAAATGATCGTACTAGGGGCTAAATCAAGCAAGGGCGAATATAACGGACGTCCATTTGATAGCACAACAGTATTTTTCAAAGCTGACCTTCAAGAAGGCGATAACTTTGTTGGTGAGGTCGGTGAACAAATGAAATGGGGAACATCTGCTAATTTCGACAAGATTAAGGGCTATGAATTCCCTCTTATTGCAGAAGCGACGCTCGAGCAAGTATCCAATGGTAAATCGATGACAACGATTATTAAAGATCTTGTGCCAAAGTCTGCCCCTGCTGACCAAAAATCAACATCGAACCAGACTCCAAAATCTGCTTAGGCTATTTAGGAATTTAAGAAATGATCTTAATGCGAAAAATAGATTCATCTAATGCATCACGTGCGATTCATTATTTACGTGAACACATTAATTATCTTGCAGATCGCGATGGAGTTCACGATAAAAACAAGCGTGCTCGTTATCTTGCTGGTGAGTTTGATGATTCTGTTTTTTGCATCAACACTTTTATTGAAAGTCTTGAAAAATGTGAAGTCACGTATCCTGCTGCTTCTCAAATTGCAATGTACTTGGAATTTCGTAAACGCAATTTAATAAGCCTTGGATTACATACTGAATCCGTTATTTCACAAATAAAAGAATTAGATTTTTTGTTTGATTACTTCAATTCAAATCAAGGAATTTAAGAAATGTCATACGTCTGTACACAACTTCAAGACAACGTATGCCAGCAATGGGCTGAGCAATCAGTCTTGTTACCGCCATTAAGCTACACCGAAGCTACTGCCATCGGTTTAGCTTTCTGGTTATGTCTTGCAACCGTCTGGGGCATCAAAGTCATACGGGTGCAAATCTTTGAAAAAAACTAAGGAGATCCTTATGGATATCAAAACTTTAAAAACACGTTTTAAACAAGCTGCTCTTGTAGGTTCAACAGTAGCTGCTACTGGTTTTGCCAATGCTGCTGTAGATACAACTGCGGTTACTGGAGAGCTTTCAGGTGCAGCAACTGCCGGTGCAACCGTAGCTGCTGCTGCAATTTTGATTCCGCTTGGTATCAAAGTATTCAAATATATTCGTTCAGCGTTCTAAGTTCGAATGACAAAAACGGGGTTGCTTATCGAAAGGTTTGCAATCCCTTTCTTTTTAAGGGGTGTGATATGGAAGATATAGGGGCGTATATATGGCTATTAATGATGATCTACATCGGTATAAAGATGTTCTAAAAAAACAGATTTCACATGCATTTCGCATTTATCTTTCAATTGCAATTATTCTATCTCCGCTTTATTTAATGAATACTGCTAATGCAGGCTCAATCGGCGGTTGGACATACAGTAACCCCATTTCAAAAGGCGCATCAGCAGTTATTTCAGCAACAAAAAATGTCGTTATCAACGGCAAAGATTTTATAAAAACTGGCACAGCAACAATTACGCCTACTGCTGCACAAGTCGCTAAAACTTTTGGAAAAACCGCAGGAGCACTAGCTCTAACAGTAGCAATTGAACAAATGCTTGGTGCTGTTGATTGGGTTATGGACCCTGAAAATAATTCAATTAAATATAATCCTGTTGCAAATTTTTATTATGTCGAAGCTTATGGAAAACAGTACGGAGCAACAACATTACAAGAAGCATGCGACAAAGTAGCAAAAAAGCGTTGGTCTCCTCTGTCCGTGGTTGGCACATTTATTGATAATTCTTGTCAAATTTCAGGCGATAAATATGAAACTTTACCTTATCCTTTTGTCTCAGAAACACAAATTGAAGAACAAAAAACATTACCACTTTTAACATTAGCATCCACAGTTATAGACAACGCAAAAACTGGTGAACCAAAATCACAAGCAGCAATCATGCAAGCTGCTACAGACATACTCGCAGAATCAGAAACAGACAGCACAAAAGCACGTCCGATTACAAATCAGCTAGAACAATCAGCAGAAACAAAACCCGCTGACGCTGTCGACGCACTTAAACAAAATACTGGCACAGCCAAGACAACTAACCCCGACGGCACCGTTGCAGAATCAGAATTTGAAATGCCTGTTGCCTGCACATGGATGCCACTCGTTTGCCAAGCTGCATCAGTTGTTATTACTAAGCCTCAAGAATGGGCTGAAGACATCAAAGCTGCCTACAACGATGCAGTAGATTACTTTAAAGAGGAACCAACCAACAAAGACCCAGAACAAATAGAAATAGAACAGCCAGAATTTGAAGCTGAGCAAGTCAATTTACAAGGTTCAACAGATTGCCCACAAGACTCGGTTTCATTCTCATTAATGGGCAAATCATACACACTAGAAATGCCATATCAACCAGTCTGCAATGCGCTCGACTTCTTCAGACCTGCTGTGCTTGCAGTCGGGGCAATAACATCTGCTTATATCATTGCAGGCATAAGAACAAAAGAGGATGAAACATGAGCTTAAGCAGCATATTAACCAAAATATCAGACGTTGTTTTGAGTGACGCCGGTCAAAAAGTGATTGGCGGTCTAGGCATCTCTGTATTCACATACGCAACAACACAAGCAATCTTTAATCAAGCCATGTCTACCGTATATCAGTACTGGGGGCAACTTGGCAACGTTATGTACTTGTTTGGTATAAGCGGTGCAGATCAGGCACTCAGTATGGTGCTATCAGCGATTGCCGTTCGTGTAGCAATGAACAGCGCAAAACTAGGATTCAAAAAAGCCTAGCGCGGTGAGGTGCGAGGGCTCGCAGTCACCGAACAAGCGCTAGGCAAGGACAAAGACAATGATTAATTTAGTAGTGGGTTCTCCAGGACACGGCAAAACGCAATTTATGATCTCAAAAATACTTGAGATGATTAAAGATAATGAAAAATTGGAATCAGAAGCTAAACAACCACGTGAGATATACTGTGACATCAAGGAGCTACTGATTCCTGAAGTTGAACCCGCGCCTGACGACTGGAGACAAACGCCCGAAGGCTCAATCATCATTTACGATGAAGTTCAATATAGAAAAGAATATGAGTACAAGGGCAATCAATACTCACAAGATCAGATGATCAAGGATTTAACAATCCATCGTCATACCAACAAAGATCTGTGGCTCATCACTCAGGACCCACAACGAATAGAGAAAGGTATTCACAAGCTCATAGACCGCATGTATTACATTAAGCGACCTGCTTCTAAGCCAAAATATACAAATGTCTTTGAGTTTGACAAATGGCTATCAAACCCCGAAGCTGCTGCAAACCGTAATGCTAAACATAAAAAATATTTGGATTTCTATCGTTTTCACTTTGACGACAAATACCAAAGCCTATACAAGTCAGCTACTGATCATTCAAGTATCAAGTTTAAATTACCAAAGCAGCTATTTGTATTTTTAGGCATTATCGTTGCCATACTTGCATTCGTAGTCATCGGTCTAATGAATACCAGTACATTTAATACAAAAAGATTTGAAGATAAGGACAACCAAAAGGAAGTTAAAAAAGAAACTTCCACAACAGGTACAACAAACGTCCAATCTTCTGATCCAAACGTTAAAGCTGATCTTAACGTCGAATGTCGCAAAGGCATAAATGTAGAAAAACCTGAATGTGTGAAATGGTTTGATGAGCTATCAAAAAATAATGGTTCGATCACTGGACAAAACTCACAAACAACCATGGTTTCATACAACCCAAACAAGCCATTTGAAACTAAAGAAATACAAGAATCAATTCAGTACCAAGTCACTGCAAAGCCTGTTTTATCAGGCTGTATGAAAACAAACAAAGGCTATCAAGCATACACCCAACAGGGCACCAAGTTAGACGTATCGCAAGATGACTGTAAGAAAATCATCTCTGGCGATCGACCATTCAATTACTTTCAGGAACAACAAAATGGACTATCTACTCAAAACAATCTTTCGACAAATAATACGCTTTCTAGTCAACAAAATACTACGCAAACTGTTCAGAAAATGACACCTGAACAATACGCTAAATACTTGCAATATCTTGAAAATAACAATCAAGCTCAGAATTATGTACAAGACAATCTCAGGCACAATCCGATCAATGGAGCACATGCATTATGAAACTTTTTCTAATTCTATTAATTTTTATCACAATCATATTAACTTCTTTACTCATTTTGATTGAAAAATATAGAAATCAAAATCATTAAATTTTCACTTCTGATCACTAAAACTTTCTCGCAGGGACTTATAATGCATCGCTCTAATATCTTTTTCCTATTGCCATTTCAAAAAATGGGGCTAAACACAATATTTAAAAATACGATCAAAAAATATAAAATAATAGAAATAAAATGTTTGACAAAATTATTACGACAAATAGTGACGTAATAAGCTTAAATAAACATCATAAGCAAAACATGTGCCAACTGTATTTTGTCAAATATTATTATATTTATTTTGTAGCTAATTACACATTTGCGTTTTAAGCGATATTTATCAATTCAGCTACTATAGTATTGGTATTTAAAAAATCATCTTAAATCGCAAATTAGAGTTTTCAGATATTTTAGAACGAGTGTCTACGAGTGAACTGACTTCATCGAATTTTGCGACCATCCTCCTTGATTACTAAAACCGTCTATTTGATCTACCGTTGCACTAACTTTAAAAGCCAGTCAGGGGAATTGCGAGTGTCTACGAAGCAAGGCGTAGTCTCTGGCTTTTAACGTGTGCCAAATTGACATTATCTACCAACTGCAGATTTAACCCAGCTTAAAAATTTAGCCAAGTACAATTTTTTAAGTGACTGTTATATATGTATATTCATTTTTCACCCAAAAAATCAAATTGGCAAAAACTTACAAATAAGATGGTGAATATATGAAACTAAACGAATGCTTCACTTACTATCTAAAATATTCTGAACACACTTCAAAAGAAACAACGGTAAGACATAAAAATCATCTTGATGTCTTCTTTCAAGATCCCGAAGTCGCTAATGTTACAAGACAATCGATACGTGATTACGTTCATTTTAGGCGTGTATTGCAAATTGATAATGCGACAATTAATAGAGAATTACACTCTGCCAGAGCTGCAATAAACTTCTATTTAAAAGACCATGACATAGATATGAAGAATCCATTCTCTAATTTTAAATTACCTGAGAATGATCCTCGCATTAGGTTTTTAACACACCAAGAAGCACATAAACTAATCAAAGCTTGTGAAGATAATTACTACCTATATTTATTTGTCAGACTTGCATTATTAACAGGATGTAGAACTGGTGAGTTATTAAAACTCACTTGGGATCGAGTTAAATTTGACACTAAATATATTTTATTGACAAAACATCATACAAAGACAAAGCGCAGGCGCTTTGTCGCATTATGTGATGATGCAATTAATATATTGCATCAACATTATAAAAATCGTGAAAGTGATGAATACGTGTTTTATAACAAACGATATAACACGCATATCAAAAGCTTGAAGAAGGGATTTAGATACGCTAGGGAAAAAGCTGGAATTGAAGATTTTGTTTGTCACGATCTAAGACATACATTTGCGAGCTGGCTTGTACAATCTGGTGTCGCGCTATACACCGTTCGTGATCTGCTTGGTCATAGTTGTATCACGACTACCGAACGCTATGCACATTTGCAAAATGATCATCTTCGACACGCTTTGAAAGCACTTCCAAGTATATAGAATTGTAAACTTTTGTAAATAATTCACGACTTCCGAAGCCTGGGGTCGTGGGTTCGATCCCCGCCGAGCGCACCAGATTTAAGTATCATCGAGTATCAAGAAGTCTCAGAAGCCTTGATAAATATAACATCTAAAAAATTA